GAGATCTACCTTGGCATATCGTTGGCTAAACTCTTGGAAGCTAAAGCTTCTGTGCCTAAGAATCTGTCGGGCTATATCCCTGGTGGTTTCAATCTCCATGCAGACATTGACCATTTCAAAGGGTGACCAGTGCTGGTGTTTCATTAGGTAACGAAGCAATCGTTCATAGTCGGGGTTGTCCTGGTTCTCAGGGTTAGATACCCGTGCCATGTAGGCAATAAGATTCTCGGCATCAGGGGTAGACCAGATTAATTTTACATCACTCATTGTCATCACTTTCAAAGGGGCTATCGTCTAGCTGGAAGGGGCAGTCCATAAGGCCATTAGTCCAGTGCAATTGCACCATCTCCAGGTCAAACCTAGTGGGGTAGTGCTTCAGCAACCGGCCTGCCATTTGGCGTATGGGTTTAGGTACCTTGGGTGTTAGCTGTGGGTTTAGTAGCTGGATAAGAAACTGCTCTGTATTCAGCACAGCATTAGCCCGTTCACGGGGTATGGTCACTTGTTGTTCTCCTCCTGTATTCTGTTGTCTAAGAAACTATCACACTCTTTTGCTTCATTGTCATACGGGATCTCACCAAAGTAACTCTGTAAGTAAGGTGACGGGTTGGCTGTGTATCTATAACAGTCTTGTTTTAGTGGGCAGTCTCCACCCATGCACATCGTAATGTCAGGCATTGTCTTTCTCCTCATACAGTGGGTTAGGGTTAGCACCAGACAGCACACGCATACGCTCTAATATATCTGACAAGGGCTGAACCATCAGGGCACGGCAGCAACTAACGATGACAGGATTGAAGGGCTTGCCCTCGTCACTGTCTTCTACTCGGTTGAGGAACTTATTAAAGAACTCTTTAACAACCTCCTGTAATTCTAAAGCATTCTTTAATTCAACCTGTCGGTTATCTTGACAAGTTGGTGGGGCATCATCATAGAAACCTAGCCTTTGGTTCTCAGCCACCATCTCTTGCATAGCCAGTTCACTCTGTGAGTTGACATTCTCTCGTTCACACCCAGACCTCTTACAAAAACCACCACAACTCGGGCATTGTCTATCCCTATCCATTGTTCTTCTCCTTTAGTTTGTTTTCAACAGCGTAAATTAAAGAACCGCCCCAGTCTTTAGTCTCTAGCAGTTCTTCATAGTCATCATCAGTCAGCCCAACCCACTCACGCTTTACATGGTCGTGCATCGCCATCATTGCGTTTGCAAACCACCCAGTCATTAGCCCTTCGTCGATGTCTTCTATGCGCCAGCTTTGCTCTGCCATTGTGTCAATAAAAAATCTAGCCCATGCTTGTGCGTCTGGGTTGCTGTGTATGCTTTTGTCGTAGTCGTTCATGTGTTCTTCTCCTTCAACTTCGCTTCGATGGCTCGGGCAAACTTCGCAATGTCTTTAGCCAGTGTCGGCTCTTCTTCTGGATGGAAAGGCCAAAGTTGCTGATACTCCAACCAAACTGCTTCATCCGTCAGCCCAACCCATTCACGCTTTGGTGGTGCGACATAGAGGGGCACTGCCTCCCAGGTGATATGCCACTGTTGCGGCTCCCAGTGCAGACTGCGGCTGCCTGATAGATGCGACGGGTTAATCATCATCCACGCCACAGGCTCATGTCGTTCTTTCCCCGTTTCATCGACACGTTCTTGCGATATGTCGCTGGCGTGTACAGGTGAGGTGTAAAGGGGCGTTACAGGCCAGCCTTTTTCTTTCCATCTTTCAGCCATTCTTTTGCTGTATGTAGTTGCTGACTTGTCTTCCCGGTGGTCATCAGTAAACCACGCCACAGGCTCTTGCTTCTCTGCCTGCTCTATGGCTTGGCGTAGTGCGTCAATTTCCTCTTGCATACGGTCACGAATCATCTGCTCAGTCACAATGCCCTCGTGGTCTGGGTGTTCTTCGCATCGCTCTTGCCATGTTTTAATCATGTCTCACCCCTTGCTCTAATTCTTGTTGCGGCTTTGGTCAACATATACCCCTCTGCACCACGGGCCAGACCATCGGCCTCAACTAACCTCGCACACGCCTCACGCTCTGCCGCTACTGCGTCCTCTTCCTGCTCTATGGCTTGTCGTAAAAAGTGTGCGGCTTGATTGCAGAATTTCCTAGTCGGTGATTTGTCGTGCCACTCAATGTCTTTGTCTATCAGGTCTAGTGCCTGTAATGCTTGCTTCATAGCTGCGATACTCATGTCACTTCTCCTTTTGATACTTCACCCTCGGTGCGCCCTGGCAGTAGGCTATCATGGATTTCTACCGTTGGCAAGTTTATATTCATAACGATTTCTTAACGCTGATGTAGCTGAAGCTAAGGTATTCTTAAGGTACGGCTTAACCGACTGAGGGTTGGCGTGTCCAGTGACTGACATGATCTGTGCCAAGGGCACACCTGCATCGACCATCTCGACAGTGCCTGTCCTACGCATGTCCATGATCTGGTAGTGCTGGGGTAACCCTGCCGCATCCATGATTATCCTAGCTACCCTACGCAGTTCACACTTACTGTAGGGATTATCATTTATGATAATATTCATATATACCTTTGGGCATATATACTTCTGGTGCCCTACCTCATCGAACTGCTGAACCAGCATAGCATGTAGTTCATCTGTGGCAGGTAACTCTACCCTTGCCCTACGCTTAGACTGCTCTAGCTTGCACACCTTCTGGTCAAAATTGTACTTGTCCCAGGTCAGGTTAGCCATATCACCCAGCCTCTGGCACCACTCATATGCCATCTGTACTACCAGCCCCACAGACCGCCACTGAAACCTGCTGTAGGCGGTGTCTAGAAATAGCCTGACATCCTCCCTAGTCCAGACATTCTTGCGGGGGTTGTGTGGCCTTTTAGATAGCTTGCTGAAGGGGTTAGCTTCTGTATACCCCAGGCTGATAGCATAGTTCCAGACCTTACTAGCCACTGCCTGACAATGGTTAGCCCAGGGCACACCCTTCTCTGCCCAGGTATTGTAGGCAAACTGTGCATTGGGTGGTTTGATTGTCTGGATTCCAGCCCTGCTAAAGACTGTGTTCCTATGCTTGATCTCTAGCAGGGCATTGAGGCAGTACCTGTAGTCCCGCTGGGTAGCAGGACTAAGGCTTCGGTAGTCTAGGCTTTGATAGTACTCATCGATTAAGTCGGTCAGACCTATACCATTCTTCCTAGGCATGGCACTGCTCCCATTCTTAAGTTATCAATTCCTAAGTTTAAGTTTCAAGTTCTCTGCCGCTACCCGATAGTAGTTATGCATCTCTTTATGTTGCTGATGCATCTGTTCTAAGTACGAAACACACAGTTCTAATGCAGTGTTGTACCCAGTATCGAACATCTTATCTGCAAGAGCATTGAAGGGATCTTTGTTGGGTAACTCTACATCGTAGGGCACACCAGATACTTTAACCATGTCCATTCTCCTATTGTTTATTAGACCACAGTGCGGCACAGACATTCTCAAGGTCAGCACTAGGTGGGTTCACCACCAGTGCATCCTTGATACCCATATTGTAGGCAGTGATGACATCCTTGGGCATGTCCAGTGCAGAGGGCAGATAGTTATCACCAAAGATCTTATCCAAAGATAAGACCACCAAGACGGTACAAAAGATACCGAAGATCATACCGATCCAGAACCGCTCGTTACCAGTAACCTCTTTGGTTATTGTGGTCTGTATCTTAGCCATGTTCATTGTGCCTCCTCAAGAATAGCCTTGAACTCTTTTTGTTTAGCTACATAAGACACTGTGGCATTGGCATAGGCAGTCAGAAAATTACCCATGTCCAGCATCACAGACCCGTCTACATCCTGTTCCACAGACATAGTCCTGTCTTGATCATTGAGGGTGTCCATGATGTTATTCATGTCATCTCTAGTCAGAATCTTCAGTCTCATTTTGTATCTCCTTCAGTTTATGTTTTGGTTTCTGCTTACCTGCCTTGTGCTTGCCAGCCCCGGATCTGAGGGCATACTTCGCCACCCAGTTCCGGGTCTTGTAGTCTGGCTTAAGCCGCAAGAAGCAGGGAATCTGGGAGGTACCGTGCCCGGAACTCTTCGCCATGAATAACCCCTTCGATGTCCTGCTCAATGCGGATACGCTTACGCTCTACCTCTGTGCCATCACGCTGTGCTTCCACATGGGTAGACAGGTGTGTCAGAGTATTGTAGACACGATAGGCATTCTGCCCCAGGTCACGGTAATTATCGTAGATACCTACAACCCGCTCCAAGAACTTGTTGTTGATCTTGACACCAGACTTGGTACGGTAGGTAGCTACATTCCTACGGAAGAAGTCGATGTCTTGGTCACGGTCAGTGCCAATGCGACGCATGTTAGACATGAGGGTAGCCTCATTCTCCAGACGGATAGGGAACTCGGAAGCTACCTTACCCAGCACCTCGGCATCAGCATTGAGGGTGTGCTTCTCAGCCACACCAACCCGTTCACGCATTGAGATCATGCCATTCAGGCAGGCCAGACGGTAGACCATAGCCTGTACCTGACGCTTGATGGACTGATCGTGTGAGTCACGCACCAGCATACGCAACTGTGCGGCCTCGCCAAGCTTCTTCTCGAAATCGTACTTCTTGAGTATTATCTCGGCAGACATAGCGGCACCATTACCCAGTGCATGGAACTTTACCTGGGCATTCCCGGTGTCGATGTTAGCCTTGACCAGACCCTCACGCAGTGCATCCCACAAGGTAGCGAAGTTAGCGGTACGATGGACAGACTTGCCATTGCCAATCACCATATCATTGGTGGGATTGACAACCCAGAATGCATTGCCAATCATAGTGCCATTGCGGGTCTGTGGTTCATGCACCGGGGTGAAGTTCAACTCCTGGGGCAGGGCGGGAAGGACATTGTCAAGATTGGCAATGAGGTCAGATGTATACATGGTAGATCTCCTTAAGGATTGATGGTTGATGTTACGGGATAAAGGGACTGCGATGGGTTGTACTGCTCGTACTTCACCTGCACATTGTACTTTTTAGCTACAAAATCTAGGAACTTGTGTGGCATTTCCTTGTTGGTTTCGATAGACAACATAAGGTCATCAGACACAGGGCAGTCGGCATACCACCAGACATAGACCGACTCTGTCGGACACCCAGGCTTTACTTCCCAGCCCAGTGCCTTGAAGGGTGTCTCTGTACTGAATGCTTGCTTGACCTCGGGGCAACCGTGAGTGAACCGTGCATTGGTATGCACCCATTGGTGACTAACGATATCTTCCGGGGCACCATACTTGTTTAGCTTCCTCCCTTTGGGGTTGTTGATTAGCATCTTGGTTTGGGTGAATGGTCTGAAAGACAATTAGATACCTCCCATCTGTACTCCGAATGCGGCAAAGAGTAGTGCCGTGAACCAGATTATACCTACAAATCCTACCACTGCCAGACTTGTACCTAAAATAATGAGTAAAGAATTCTTACGATTGTGATCGTACATTTCAGTTCTCCTAACGAGTTGCCCATGCCCACACAGACTTGTCATTCTTCATGCACACATACTCCGCTGTGCCCACTGCCTGTAATCCTTCGGCAGTTACGAAAGAGTTGTACCTGTATGGATTGTAGGTAATACGGATTGGTGCCTGCACTGCCGGTGCCAGCATGTCATCGTACATGTAGCCAACCACACCAGCATGTACATTCTTGGATCTCTCACGCAAGACCCGCTGTCTGCCAGCCTCACTGACCTTGAACTTGCAGTCCCAGAGGGGGATCTCTTTGGCATGGTAGATAACCCTGCCCTTGAACTCCCCGTCCAGTGCCTTAACAGACCAGCAATCCTTGTGCAGATTACGGTAGACAAATACCTTACGCATGGTTGTCCCCTCCCTTGAGGTAGTTAATCTTGGTGCCAGCCTTACCTGTTGTGATTGTACCCACAAGAGTAACACTCGGATGCCCTTGCAGGTCACAGGTCTGGATAAACTGGTATGCCTCCTGTTCGTTAGGGAATTCCTTAGACCAGTCGTGACCATTGCTGAACCGCCAGCATACCGTCATGGGTTGGTAATCTGTGGGTAACATAATGCCTCCTTACTTGGATCTGATTGCACCTAAAACACCATAGACCAGGGACACGGCGAACCCTGCCGAGAGTACCAGTGCCTGAGCCGGGGGAAAGATGTCATAGCTGTTGACATAGACCAGACTCAAAGCAGACATCAGGAACACCACCAGGGACATCAGTTTGAATACGATAAGCATAGTTATTACTCCTCTGTGAATTGTTGTGGGTACATGTGTTGATACAGTGCATTGTACGAACCCCTGTCTACCTTAATCCACAGGGTGTCATCATATACTTGCACTACCTCGGCACCCTCTAGCAAGTCGAATGCCAGGGTCACTGCTTCGTTGTCACTCATTTTTATATCCTTAAAAAGGCCAGTCTGGTTTAAGTTTAACCATCATATCTGTTAGCCACTTGGGGTGCTTTGCTTCCTTCAGCAGATCAAAGCAGGCACCCTTCCCTAGTATCCTGTCCATGTCCTCGCTGGTCAGGTTCATGGTATTGCGTACAAAACACGGGTCATCTAGCCTGTTGCCAGTGTCCAGGCATATGGCACAGACAAGGTTGGGTTCCACCTGTGCCAGTAGGCAGTCAACATATTCTTGTGGTGCATCAGGTGGATAGACCCGGATTACATTGCCAATCATGTTGCGTTGCATGATTAAACCTCCCGATTAACTATTGTGGTTACGGTATAGCCCAGTGCCTTGATACTCTCCAATACATTAGGCAACAGGGTTTTTGTACCTGCAATTTTAGCAAAGAGTTTTGCCTTATTGCAGGCTGGATAGATCAGGGTATTCCCGTACACTTCCCGAATGTACACCTTGATCTGGTACTCATCAGACACAACCGGGGGAGGGGAGGGCTGTGCCAAGGGCACCTTATCTCCGAACTTGTTGTACCTGTACTGATTGCCATACGAACCGTAGAATTTCATGATCAGGCCTCCTCATATTCAGGGCCAAAGAACTCAGAAAAAATCGTGTCTAACATATCCCTGCCTTCAGTATCTGACGCACCATAATTGTCATAAACACGCAGGTAATTCCGGCAAGCCCTCCTTTTCATGCTGTCTGGCAAGGAAGGATTATTTAATATCCGTTGAATGTTAGCGTTCAGGTCAAGGGCAACCATAACCCTGGCAGGGTGGTCTTCGTCATCATATAACTGCCAATCGTCGGCAGTCAGGGTTAGCTTGATCTGCGGGTTACGGGTTACTGTGATGCCTTTCATTGCTGTGCCTCCTGTGCCAGTTGTTTACGAGCCTGCATTTGTTTGTACTGCTTGGGTGTGAGCCGGGATATTATGGTTATCGAAGGTGCCTTACCATGCATGAACTCAATACACCGATCAAACGAGGCATAGTCCTGTGCCTCTTGCTTGGTGGTGAATTTGTGATCACACCCTTGCACCATGTATATGTAACGAGCCATTTGCGTTTCTCCTATTGACGAAGGTTCGTCATTAAAATTAATACCCACCGCCAAGCATTCTCCGCTCCTTGGCGTATTCCTGTGCCAATTCAAAAGACACCTGCGCATAGCAGCGTTCCTTGGCCCATATCCTACGCACCCAAAAGGGCGCACCTTCGGCGTATACTTTCACCTTGCCCTTGCCATCACAATCGGAACACCGCCGGTCATACTTGCCAGCAAAGTAACGGGACTGCTCCTCGTCACTCCATTCGTCCATCTCGGACGATGTTATGCACCCAAAAGAATGGGAGTGCTTCCCTTCCCCTTCGCACACATCACAGATAACCCATCTTTTGTATGCGTCAGTGTTAGGTGCCTCAGCCACGCCAGTGTCAGTAAAGATCTTAGCCATTGTGTGTGTCTCCTTTTTGTTGACGAAGGTTCGTCATTAATCCATACGGGAACCGGAATATGCATCGATGCCAGCCTCTCGCAATACACCAGCATATGCCCTGGCATACGCCTCCTTACGAGCCATGCTCTGGTTAAACTGGTGAACCCAGATCTGTAACCCTGTGGGGTAGGCAGTGCTAGCAATGCCCTGCTTCTTCGCCCACTTGCCCCAGGCTGTATTGCCCTTGAATGCTACCCAGGCAAATCCACAGGCACCCTCAGACACAAACCAGGACTTGCCGACAGGGTTACCCTGGATGTCAGCCTCACTCACTACCATAGGGGAGGGGAGGGCATCGGTTCCAGCCTTCATGCCAGCCTCATGGGCTTGCTTGTGGATCTGTGAGAAGATCACATGGTGGGAATTGCGGATGATCTTTACTTGCATGGCGATTCCTTTCAAGTTATTGACGAATGTTCGTCATTGCCGTTCACTGCTACCCTTCAGGGATGTATTTACTCCCCTTTCACCTTCGGTTCAAGGGGTAAATACTATCCCTAAGGTGTGTACATACATTTGTTTTTATTTGTAAAGGCAATTAAAGTGCCAGTAAAACTGGCACATAATTGCTAACTACTGCACACTCACCACAAAGCCGGTTGTATCCTTGCTTGTCATTAAACTTTCGGTGAAAAGAAAGTAGAACTTTCTACTTCCTCTTGAATCGTAATGCGATTAACTAGTCTGCACTCAGGGTCGGCTTCACGCTTGGCATAATACCTGTCCCATAGTGTGCGATAAAGCTTAGACTTCCTGCCATTAGCCTGCTGATTAGCACCCCGGAATGTACGATAGCCTTTAGGATTACCTGCAACTTGATCATTACAATCGTAGATAAAAAACATGGTCAATTCTCCTGTGCCTATAAAATTAAACTGCCACCACAAAACCGGTTGTGTCCTTGATTGCTTTACCCTTGGCCCGAAGACCGACAATCACACCCTGGGGGTCATCGTAACGGGCATCATGCTCGTCACCATCAATGACAGTCTTACCTTGCCAGGACTTCGGCAATGGCTGACCCTTCTTAACATGGAAAACGACAGCCATATTAGCCCCGGCAGACTGTGCCTTGATTACCTGACGAGCATACGATTGCACACCAGAGTAGGAGAATGTCAGGCGATAATTGGATGGAGTCTTGCCGATACGATCAGCCCGTTTTGTGTAATCGTAAAACTCAATCTCAGGAAAAGCCTGGGGGATACCCTCATGCCATGAGCCAAGTCGGAAGCATTCGACATTCTCCCAGGCAATGTCTGACAAGACATTCAGTCTGACCCTAGTCTTCTTGCCGAGTTTATTGGCCTTGCGTACCAGTGCCTGAAGATCTTTGACTAGTACCTCCACAAACTCGGTCATGTCACGATGGAACCAGTCGGTCTTGGCCTGTCTAGCCAGTGCAATGGCAGGGAAAACCCCACCCAGACCGGAGGTCTTCAGGCAAGCATCCATGCATTGTGCGGCCTTGCTACCAGGGCACAGGATCGGGTCAGGCATCATGGACAGGCCAGCATACAGGTAATCCTGACCGACTACCTTATTGGTCTTGGCAAGCTTGGAATTTGCATCGATAGACAAAAGCTTCATATACACACTCCTAAGGTTATTGACGAAGGTTCGTCGGTAAAATCAGGGTCAGCAAAAAACTGGCCCCCTCCTATAGAAAGGGGAAAGAATCGTGCCAACTCTGTGGTGCAGTGCAGCAAGTCATTGAAAACAAACGAAATAAATTTTCCTAGGGATAACCCTAATGGCAATTTGTACAGTAGTCCTAGTCTTCTGATTCCAGTGCATACCGTATGACATACAGGCCCATGAGAGCGAGTACGAGAGCGGGAGCGAGCCAGTGCATCTCTGCCATGACTGTGAGCAAAAGCATATGTGCCAGTGCCACCATTTGTATGACATGTATGAGCATACGCATGTGTACATCCTCCTGTGATGTGTAGGTACATGTAAAGGCACCCTCACGGATGCCCTTAAATGTACCCACAAGGGGCTGAAAGCCCCCGTGGATACCTTACCATTAGGCAAGTTTCAAAAGAGCGTTAATGACCTTTTTAAGGTCAAGGCCGGACTGCTCCACGATTTGAGCCATGCTCAAAGCAAAGTCTTCTTCGTTATCCACCGAAACCTCAGCCGAGTCACTACCTTCGGTAGAGGTCTTGTTTTCGGTCTTACCTTCGGTAGGTATTGACGAAGCTTCGTCGATAGCCGGTTTCTCTGAAGACTGCGTACCAGCCGAAGGCTTCGCATCAGTCTTTACCTCATTTTGAACCTTCGGTTCAGCATCTGTCTTCTTCGTCATTTTCTGACGAAGATAAGCGGCAGATCCCGAGGAGATATCCATCTCCTTCATGTATGACTGGACATTAGTCCAGTTTTCGGCAAGCCACAAGGCATCGTACCGATCTTGGCGAGACATTATGGAAAGTGGTGTCTTCGACACCAGGATGCCATAATCTTTGTTTGAAGCCCCGGATACAGAGCGAAGCTCCAAGAGGACTAAGCCGATTTCCTTCAGCTTTTCAAGCTGATTTTTGCGCTGTTTTACAAGGGACTTGTAAACTGATGCCTGATGCTCTAGGGCTTCCCCTAGAGTGTGACCATCTTTTCCGAAAGGCCGATCGAAGATCGGGTTGGTTTCTTTCAGGACAGGGAGTTTCACTCCCTGAGCGACTGTCTGAACCTTCGGTTTCGGGTCAGACTTGGCGAGGTTAAACTTGGCGGCATCTTCGATGATTGCGAGGTTCGATTTCATGGTGTGATCCTTTCAGGATTGTGTGGGATGAAATTAATGTGCAGCAATGGAAGCGGAAAAGGCTAGAAAAACATGACCAATGGCAAGGCAGAGAAACAACAATGACTCAGCACTGCCGAAAGGCAGTACTGCTGCAATGGCAAAGCATGGCAAAGCCATGAGGATGAAAAACAAGGCGAAAGTAGCGGCGATTGATCTCATTTTCAATTTCCTTTCATTGGGTTTCATAAGAAGGGGACTGTAAATTATTCCCCTTTCACCAAAGCTTCAAGGGGTAATTTACTAGTCCCCATGAAACCCATGAAAGGTCTGCCGGTCGATTTTGACCCCCAGCAAAGGCCATGCCAAAACTTCCACGCAGGAAGCCAAAGGCTGACGGGAAGTTTCGTATGTGATGAGGCAAGGCAAAGCCGACTCGGTTTCGGGGAATCGACCAGAAGCACAGACCGTGCCAATTACATTGGCAAGGGGTCAAACTAGCTTTTTGGCATAGCCAAACTTATTGACGAAGGTTCGGCAATGACCAGACCCCACCCCTTCATTTGTAAAATGAAAAGGGGCAATTGATGCACCGACTGGTCAATCTTTGACCACCTGTCGGAATCGGCCCGGTTCACTTTCGATTTTTGACCAGATACTGATATGAAATCAGTATAACCTTAGATCTAACCCCTTGATTTGCATAGCAAATATCATGCGCTATCCGTGATGTCGTGATCGCATCATGCGTATGTGACATCCTGCGCCCGTGCATCATGCGAGGGGGGCCGGGCCTGGGCCACCGGGGGGTCTGGCGTTATATGTATATGGACTCTTACACAGATCAGGTTTTTAGTATTAGTTAGTAATCACTAACATGCCTTATCACACACAAATGTTAACACTGGTTTTCATATATCGGTAGACGCATATGCTTAGTGATTTGACACGGGACAGAAAATATGCTAAAATCTTAAACGTCAAGAAGATGTACAGAAATATTTATTTTAGGTTTTATTGACATAAGTCTTGACAAAACACTAAAACGTGTGTATAACTACCGTTAAGGGAAAGTGTGAGAGTGTTTAATACTATAACTATATAATATTATAACTATAAAAAACTATATAACTGTAATGTATTTAAAGTTTATAAAATAAAGTAATTAACACATTACATATATAAACTTAGGACTACCCCTAAAAAACACACACTCACTTAAGTGTCACACCTAAAGTGACACACCTACATAGATACTATCTGTATCCCCTAAATGTGTAGTTTCTATCTGTACCTTTGAAACTGCAGAAATAGCTTGACTAAATCTAAAAAAACTGTATACCTACGTGATAATTTTGTACTAGAAGATTTCTATGAAGCACTTGTAGGGAACTATCTAGACAATCTACATGTACCCCACTCGGATGTATTCTTTGTTCGTGTTGCCTTGAAGGAACGGACAGGAATACTTTTTTCTTTGGCTCAGGTAGAGTCTTCTATGCGTTCCCTTGGATGGAGGAAGTGAAATGTCGCTCGGTAAATTTGCAGCAAAGTTAGCTAAAAAAGATAAAAGTGGTTACACAAAAAGAGTAGTTGAAGAAGCTGAAGTTCAACGTAAAGTTGAAAGAATGAAAAAAGATGAGTTAGAAAAAGCTGCTAAGAGCGGAACTTCTGACGAAAAGCACTATGCCAAACAAGAACTAGACCGGCGCACTGGCAACAAAGAAATGGTCAAAGAGTTAAAAGAAAGGCAGAAAAAATTTCCTGGTTTAATGTCTGACAAGTCTCTTAAGAATCGTATTAATGCAAATAAGCGTAAGCTACAAAGTTCAGACGATATGCGGGATTCTATTGCCAATGAATACAGTCGGGCTACTGGTGAAGACTTTGCCAAAGGCGGGATGGTCAAAAAGAAACCAGCAGTTAAAAAGCCTGTAGCTAAAAAACCAGTAGCTAAAAAGCCTGCACCCAAGAAAAAGTAACATGGCTGAATTCCCTGAACGATACAAGAAACTGGGATTTACTGGTTACAACCAGCCCAAGAAGTCTAACCGTCCTGGCAAAAAGGAAATGGTTGTAGCCAAGGAAGGTGACAAGGTTAAGTTGATTCACTATGGTGATGCCACTATGGGGCATAACTACAGTGAAGAGGCTAGGAAGAGTTTTAAAGCAAGACATGGAAAGAATATTGCCAAGGGTAAATTATCTGCGGCATATTGGGCTGATAAGCGACTGTGGGCAGGTCCGTCAGGTTCTAAGAAGTTGCCCCCTAAATCCCAAAAACACACGAAAGGAATTTGAAATGGCAGCAGCATTGAGTAAAGTACTAAAGCGTCTTGGACCTAAGAATGTAGAACAGATGGACAAGGCAGCTAAGAAAAGTATGTTTGGTCAGCCTGAAGATGCAGGTAAGAAAGAAAAGAGTGTACGCCTGACTGAAAAAGAAAAGGCTGACATGCAGGCTTCCCTGAAAGAAAAGGGTAAGGCTAAAGAAAAGGGTCTTACTGCAGCAGAAAAGAAAGCTATTCAGGAAGAACTAGATAACATGGGTAGTGCTAAGAATACTAAGCGTACCCTGGAAGAAGTTGAAGAAGGTTACTCTCCTGCAGAGCGTAGGGCACTTAAAAAGAAACTTGGGGAAGTGGGCCGTAGTGCAATGGCTAAAGGTGGTATGGCTAAGAAGTATGCTGCAGGTGGCATGGGCACCAAGAAGATGATGGGCGGTGGCATGGCTAAGAATTATGCCAAGGGGGGTATGGCTAACTGTGGTGCTTCTGTAAAAGCCTCTGGCGGTAGCCGTAACAAGTAAAGGAAACCATCATGCCCGGAATGAAACCAGTAGACAAAGCAGCTAACCCTGGCCTTGCTAAGTTGCCCCAGGAAGTTCGTAACAAGATGGGGTATATGGCTAAGGGTGGGGTAGCTAAGAAGTTTAAAGCTTGTGATATGTGCCCCTCTCCTGCTAAGTGTAAGGCAGCAGGTAAATGTCTAGCTAAAACCCCCAGCAAGGGGTCTAAAAAGTCTGCTGTGGGGATGCTGGTCATTCCGGTTAAGATGGCTAAGGCACCTGCCAAGAAAGCCAAGAAAGGCTGATTATGCCTCTTAAAAAAGGTTCTAGTGAAAAAGTAATCTCCCAGAACATTAAAGCGGAGATGAAACGGGGTAAGCCACAGAAGCAGGCTATCGCTATTGCTTTAAGTTCTGCAGGCAAGGCACGGCCTAAAAAGAATGGGAAGAAGTAACCCACAGCTTTGGGAGAAAGCCAAGGCAGAGGCCAAGGCTAAGATGGGTGGTAAGCACTCCGCCAGGGCTATGCAATTAGCAGGAAAGATCTATAAGGATAAGGGGGGCGGTTACACTGGTAGCAAGACCAAGGAACAAAAATCTCTTTCTGAATGGACTAAACAAAAATGGAGAACAAAGAGTGGTAAGCCGTCAACTATTGGTCCAGGCGCAACTGGAGAGAGGTATCTACCTGAGAAAGCTATCAAGTCACTGTCATCGAAAGAATATGCAGCTACTACGAAAGCTAAAAGGGAAGGCACAAAGGCAGGTAAGCAATTTGTCAGCCAACCTAAAGCAGTTGCTAAAAAAGTAAAAAAGTTTAGAGACTAATGTCCATAACCCATTATCCTGAATATGTCCGTATTAAAGAGGGGCAAGGCAATGTCAACTTCTATGGAACCGCCCTGGATGCCTTTGGACGGATTCGGGTTAGTGAGCCTTTCACACTGTTTGATAGCAGCCACCGCTATGCTGACAATGGTTTGTTCGATACAGCTACATCAGGCACAGCTTCTGCAACTCATTCTGCAGACACAAGCACAGTCTCGTTAAATGTAGATACCGGATCTGGGAATCAGGTTATCCGTGAGACTAAACGAGTATTTTCTTACCAGCCTGGAAAAAGCCTGCTCATTCTAAATACTTTTGTATTTAATGCAGCTAAGACAGGGCTACGACAAAGGGTAGGTTTCTTTGGTGCTAACAATGGTATATTTCTTGAGCAAGACGGTACAACAGTTAATCTTGTAAAAAGATCTTACATATCTGGTTCAGCCGTAGATACAAAAGTAGCGCAAGCTAGCTGGAATGGAGACAAGCTAAACGGGACTGGAGATAGTGGTTTGACTCTAGACCTAACCAAGTCCCAAATATTTTGGATAGATGTTGAGTGGTTAGGTGTAGGGTCTGTTCGCTGTGGATTTATTATAAACGGTGAATACTATGTAGCCCATACGTTCCATCATGCCAATGTGCTAGACAGTGTCTATATGACAACTGCTACACTGCCAATACGATACGAAATAACTAATACCGCAAGTACAGCTTCTGCTTCTGTATTAAAACAGATATGTAGTACTGTATTGTCTGAGGGAGGATATGAAAGAAAGGTAGCCCCTCTTGTAGCTAGAATGACAGGTACTACAACGGTAGGCACTTCTTTTGAACCTCTTGTAACAATACGCCTTGCTAGTGATAGACTAGATGCTGTAATTTTATTAAACAAATATTCAGCAACAATCACTGGTAATTCTCTGTATGAAATAGCACTAATTAAAAATACTACGTTAACAGGTGCTTCTTATGATACAACTACATTTGCATCTGTAGACTTTGATATTACGGCTACAGCTTTATCCGGGGGCACAATACTTAGATCAGAATATGTAAGTGGTACTAATCAAGCTAGTGCCCAGTTAGACGTTAATGGTTCTTATAATTTTGGATTACAACTTGGCAGAACTATTGGCGGCACAAGTGACACATTCACATTAGCTGCTAGGGTAACTTCAGGGACGGATGATATAGTAGGAACTATGGAATTTTACGATCTTACATAATGGAAACTAAAAACAGAACCGTAGCCCTGGAGTTAACTACCGGCGGTGGAACAATATACAGCGTACCTACAAACTATGAGACAGAGGTACAGAGTATTATTATTTCCAATGCAGCAGCTAGTAAGCGTACCTTTACACTGGAGTGGTACAATTCAACTACAGCTTCTGACGTAGCATTGGCATACAATGTAGAGATCGAAGGCAATGCAATCATCCAGGCTACTACCCCTTTGTGGTTGGTAAAGGGAGAAAGCCTTAAAGGTTCTGCAAACATAGACAGTAGTGTGGTAATAACTGTTTATGTAAAAGAACATTTTATACCTAAACAATTCTAGGAAAAATTATGTGGGTCGCCAAATTTGTTCTCTGTTCAATTCTGTTTGGTGGCTGCAACGAAGCAACATTAAAAGATAGTAAGATCTACACCGACAAAGAAAAGTGTGAAGTATTCGCAGAAGAAATGGCAGATGTCTTGATTGAACAGATGGAAGAACAAGGCATTTTTGGAGATCTTCATTATGGCTGCGTAGAATACGAAGACAAAAAGAAAATAATTTAAGGATTGATATGGCAAGAAATCTGACTGAAAGACAACAAAAATTTTTAGATGTCCTCTTCGATGAAGCTGGAGGGGATGTTGTTCGTGCTAAAATACTTGCGGGATACTCTGAAAATGTTTCAACTACCGAAATCATTAAAGGAATTAAAGAAGAAATCATGGAGCGAACCCAGCTATATATGGCTCGTAACGCTCCCCGTGCCGCAATGTCCCTTGTTAGTGGGATGGTTGATCCTACAGAGTTGGGTCTTCGTGAGAAGCTGAGTGCAGCTAAAGACCTGCTTGATAGGGTCGGGCTGGTTAAAACTGAAAAGGTACAGGTGGAGGCTAGTAATGGTCTTATGATCCTACCGCCTAAAGACAAGGATGTGGAATAAAGCACTACCAGTAAAAGAATCAGCAGGAAGATGGATCTTACCTCAACCTAAATCTGTAACAAAGGAAGGGGAGTTTGTACAAATACCAAGACTGAGTACTAGAACAAGGGTACCATTTGGGTATAAAGAGAACGAAGAAGATCCATATGTGCTTGATCCTATCCCGCTAGAACTAGAAGCACTAGATAAAGCCAAGGATTATTTAAGAAGGTACTCTAGTAGGCATGTAGCAGCATGGCTGCATAAAGTTACAGGTAGGTACATATCCCACTTAGGGCTGTTGAAAAGAATACGAAGTGAACAAAAAAACCAAAGCATCTCCTCAAGCTACTGGTCCTGGGCCATCAGGTACAAAAAGGCGATTGAGCTTGCAGAAAAGTACGAAAATCGCAAAGGCAGCAGGGGAGTCGAGAAGGCAAAAAAACTTGCAGAAGCAGCAGAGCGAGTTAATAAACCCAGAAATAAGAGAAATATCGATAGAGGAAGTGATAGCCCAGGAGGAGAACCGGCAGAACTCCGAACTTGAGCAGGTACTAGAGACACAAAATGTCATCTTTAAACCAAACCCTGGCCCACAGACAGCATTTCTTGCAGCGGGAGAACGTGAAGTTCTCTACGGAGGAGCAGCAGGAGGAGGCAAAAGCTACGCCATGTTGGCAGATCCACTACGTTACATGGGTCATCCGCAGTTTAGTGGCTTGCTATTACGACATACAACAGAAGAATTACGGGAACTCATATGGAAGTCCCAAGAGATGTACCCCAAAATCTACCCAGGCATCAAGTGGTCAGAGAGAAAAATGCAATGGGTTACCCCACAGGGTGGTAGATTATGGTTTTCCTACCTCGATAGGGACGAGGACGTACTACGGTATCAGGGTTTGGCCTTTAGTTGGGTAGGTTTTGACGAGTTAACCCAGTGGTCTACCCCGTTTGCCTGGAACTATATGCGTTCACGGCTACGGAGTACCGCCCCAGACCTGCCTATCTTTATGAGGGCTACCACAAACCCAGGGGGTCCGGGTCATGCATGGGTTAAAAAGATGTTTATTGACCCCTCTAGGCCAGGAAATAGCTTCTGGGCTACCGATATAGACACCAATGAGACGTTGGTGTACCCCAAAGGACACAGTAAAGAGGGGCAACCCCTGTTCAAACGTAGGTTTATACCTGCATTGCTGACAGATAACCCCTACCTTGCGGAGCAAGGGGACTATGAGACGATGCTTTTGTCTCTACCTGAGCATCAACGCAAGCAATTGTTGGAGGGAAACTGGGATGTTGCAGAGGGAGCGGCTTTTCCTGAGTTCAATCGAAAAGAGCATGTTATC